TCAAGGTGTGGACTGACCATCTTGGGAGAGTTCTTGGGTTGGAGCTGGCAAAGCATTAACCTCTTTCTCCCACTTGAGAACCTCATCTGTTCGCCAGCGCTTTGGACTACCACCAATAGTAGCTTTAGGGAATGGCCGACTGAAGCATGCTGGCATACGCGCTGGCGTGCTCCAGAAGTAAAGTGTACTGCGTGATATCTTGTACCGAGCAAGCACATCGCCTGTCAGCATGATTTCTTCTCTTTTAATTTGCTCGTCCATCTTTATCTCCACGCTACCCGCTGCAACGGGTTAATTTAACCGTGACATGTCACGGCAGGATGTTTAATTTCAGTTCATGCCAGCCGCGATTAGCCCAACATGCTGCTTCACCTTTGCATGGGCAATCCTGCACCGGCAGTTGATCGCCACACTTACCACACTGCCGCTTACTGATTACCCGAATACGGCCACGCACACGCGCATCATCCTGGCGAATCAGCAACGCTATGTACTCGGACATCTCATAGGGTTCGCGACCGGGGCGACGAGCGGCGCAGTTGTGCGCCAGCATCGCTAACTCCTGACTATCCAGAACCAGCTCCAGTTTCTGCTCACCGGCAGCGGCCTGACGCGCGCGCTGGTCTGCTTTGCGTTCTGCAGGTGACTTAGGCATCAGTTATTACCCTCGAAAAGGTTGCGCGTATACCCAGCTTCATCTGATACCTCCAGCCAGCCGTTGCACAGCTCCATTGTTCTAATGGATAACGGACGGCTGCACTGATACTGGCTCCCGCGAACATCATCAATATCCTCTTCAGTGAAGGTGATGATGTTGCCGCAATGAGGGCACTTGCATCCCCATTCACCATCAATACGGCCAATCTTTTTAACTTCCAAAATTTCTTCGCTACTCATTGAGAACTCCCATCTCTTTTAAGTCTGCGCCAGCAGCCTGCAACCACTTTTCGTTGTCAGCGAGATAATGATTGAGGAGGAAATGAATCGCCGCCGCTTGCTCATTCTCGGATTTACGAGGGATATCTCTGCCACCCATTCGTAAAATCTGGGCGATTGATGAGCAAGTGAAATTAGGCCTTCCTAAAATATCGATGAGGTCATCGTTCAGGTCAGGTAATTGCATAGCCTCTGCACCACCTGTGGCACATATAGGCTCTATTGGTGCTGTGTGTGGAACATTCGGCGCTGCTGCAAGCATTGCGCGCCAGCAGAGTAGAGCGCGATGCGCAGCTTGCTGACATCCGCTCATAGCATCATATTCAGCCCAAACTGTCGGGTCGCTGAAAAGTTCATCTGGTTTAGATTCAAACCCATTTACAAGCATGTCTTCGGTTGGTTCAACCGGTACCAATTTCCAACCCTCGGGCAAATTGAAAGCCGCGCTTAAAGGCTGGGAGTTGAGTGATTGGTAAGCATTAAGCAGGTCGATTACATCACTGTCGCCGCCACGGCGATAATCAGTCCAGCGAGAACGCTCATAATGATCATCAGCCATGCTTCGACCTTCAGCATAAATCCAAGTACGTTCGCCAGTTGGGTCGTCAATCATTCCGCTGCACGCCCAAATTGTTGGACTGCCACCACCAGAACGCTGAATAGAAAGCTCGCCACCGCAAATATTACATTTTGGAATTTCCGGCTCAGCATAACGATTTCGTAGCGCGGTTAAAGTTTCTTCGGTCATCATGATTTCCTCGTTGGGGCTACAGCTCGTGAATCACGCCATGCAGAGTAAGAGCGACCAGCTACATTGATGCGCTGCAGCTTTAGCTGGTGGCGTGGCGACTTCATATTTAGATAATCAAAGCCGGTGCGTCCCAGCTTATGGAGTTTGAACATAGTCATCATCCTCCACGTTCTGGAACGGTTCACACGATGATGTGCAGCCGTCTCCGTCATCTGGATTAGCCTTAGTGAGATAAATTAGGCGCTGTCTTTCATGCAACTGCGCCTCATGGATGAGTTGATCCGTGTTTCTTTTACCTCTCCACCACGCATGACCATCGGTAGCTTTTACGAGGGCAAAGCGCTGCTCCATGTCACGGTTCCAGCTAAACCACTCGGGGTGTTCGTGCGCGATGAGGAAAAGCTTGGCATCGCTCTTTTTGAAACATGTCAGGCAGTTTCCATAATGCGGCGGGATATTCAGCTTGAAGGGCATCGCATCCCAGAAATCATTTACATCTTGCTTATCAAACGATCCCCAATGGCATAACGGATAAACAAGGTTGAAACGCTTTGTTGATGCTTTATCCATGCTGGCGCGTTCTGGCTCATCAGCACGCATCCCGATGGCAGTTTTCGCTGACCAACCACGGCGCGCTAGACCGACAGCACGCATCCATGATCGAATGGTTTGCGTTTTGAGATAGTCGCTGCATTTCTGGCGCGAGATGTTAGGAATTCCCTCGACGCTGATAAATTGCTTAAAGGGCTTGCCATCGCGGGAAGCTGTTTCAAACGTCACCACGTTGTGGCGCATTCCAACTCCATGTTCAGCGCTGGTTACCCCTTCAAGCCAAACCAAATTAAGGCCAAACAATTTATCTACCTTGTCGGCAAAAATAAGCGTTTCAGGATGCTCTCTACCGGTATTGGCAAACACAAAGTGAAAGTCGAAGGCGTTAGCATAGTTTTGAAGAAGGAAGTCGCACATGAACGCCGACGACTGGCCACCGGAAAAACTTACTACCAATGGCTCACGCATCACTCACCCTCCACGCGCTTAAACTCAATGACCCACACCCACGGGTTAGCCTGCCAACTTTCCTCTCCGTAGATTTTGCTCCACATTATTGAGAACTTTAACAAGGCGTCATTAATGGTTGCTTTAGGTGCATCTATCCACCACTTCGGACCCCACATTTCCCCGCCCAGCGTTTTTACGCCTTCTGCTACAACATCCTCCACGTTGATATCCTGCAACCGCTCCACACGAACGCCGGTAATCTCCAGCGTTATGCGGGAAGCCCAGCGCGGCATGTGGATTGATGGAGTCCAATTTTCAGGTGATACAGGCTTATTGCAATGTTCGACCGGCACGCGGTGCGTTTGCTGCGTCCAACTTTGTCTTTCGCTGGCGCGATAAACAAGAGTTGCAACGTCCGTAGCTCTGCTATGAACACGGAACGTCTCGCGCACCCATAGACGATCAGCTTTCAAACCAAAAGGACAGGCGATGCGCATGTCTTTATTGCGCACCATCGTTTTCCCTTCATTCCACGGAATCCAGAATCCCGGGTCGCCGAACTCACTCTCTTGCGGGATGACTTCAGGCTGGTCTTTCATAATCCGGCGCGTCTGCGTCTTTCTGCCTTCCAGAACTGCACGAACCATTTCTGCGTTAAAGATAATTCCGCGCTCACGCATCACACATCTCCTTCGGTGCTGGCGGCGCGTAATTGGTCGGCTGTTTTTGTGGCTATCGCATATAAATCAGCGCCTTCTTCGGCCACTACCAGCGCGTCTCTTACAGCAATGGCTCCCTCCGCCCGAACCTCGTTGAGGATGGCGTCAGTCGCTGGGGTTTCAGGTTTGTTGATACCGGCGCATGAATAGACGCCAGTGCGCTTGCTCTCGATATAGCATTCGCCATCGATGTAATTTTTCAGCGCCAAGTTCTCGACTGCCAACGCATCAGCACGAACGGTCATCACGTCAAGACGTGTAGCCAGGTCTGAGACCAGCTTTGCGATTTCAGTAAGTGGCGCATCTGCGCCCTGAGCTTTAGCCAATGCGTGACCAGCTGCCGCGAGTTCTTTATTAGTCATGCTGGTGGCCCTCAATGAACGGTACGGCTTGCGCTGTTGAGGCGCTCGGCAGCTTGTTGGGCTGCGATTGGGTTCCTGATCACTGAGCCGTCAGGCATAATCCAGCCGGCTAAAATGATGCTATAGGGCAGGGTGACAATGCCCACGGTGATGTGATCATGCTGATGTTTCATTGTGCTCTCTCCACAGCTCATCAAATCGATTAAGGAACTCCGCCCGCGCCTGCTTTGGCGTAAGTGGGAAAATGGCAAACTCAGCTGCGGTGATGCCTTCAAGGCATGGCCACACGGTGCCATCATCCAGATCGAAGTCGCGGCGCTCAGTCGCAAGCATGACCATGTCAGCGTGCTTAACGCATTCAGACATGCGCACCGGGATATTGAAATTGTGGCGAACTGCCATCTCAACGCGATGCTCAATTAACTTGTAGTCGGGAAGCATCGCTTTGAGAGGTGCCGCAATATCGTTGATATAGGCTTCAGCTGCATCATGCATCAGGGCTTCAAAGGCGAACTTTGCCGGGACAAGCTTGCTGCAGAGTACGGAGTGCTGAGCCACGCTATAAAACTGATCAAGGTGACCAGTGAAACGGCAGATGTTAGATAAAGCGCAGGCAATATCTTCGATGCAAATAGCCTCAGGAACCGGATCAACGAAGCTAAAGTGCTTCTGTCTGTTGGTACAAATCCAAGTCATTTAATGCTCTCCACGCTGATTTTTGTTTGCAAGAATCCCTTGCCATTGCTGGCAATAAATCACTGAGGGATTCATTTAATTGGCTGACAGGTTCTGCAAAACCTGTAGCCTCGTTACTCCACGTTGAAAGGTATTGCGGTGCCGGGTGCCTCCCGGAGCTCTGGCTGAACTGGCAATAACCAGAGCGGGTTTAGACTTTGAGCCTCAACCGATCGCGTAATCGTTTGGGCCAGTTCGCCACACTCGCACTTGGTGCCATCACCACAATGGTTGAGAGCGCTGCGTAACCTGGCACCGATCTGGCCGCAGCGAGGGTAATGCTATTGTCGCGTGCTGAGGGACTTCTATGTGCGTTCCATCCAGCGCTCTCACCATTGTGTGCCGGTTACCCTATCCGGCGCAGGCACTGCCATCAATTATGATTAAGCAACCTGCGGATTAGTGTTGTGATGGCCGGAGCTGAACCCGGCTTGCTTTGTCTAGGCACTCAATGGTCGGTTCACCCTCAAAGCACATCCCGCTCTGCGCGCATCAGCCTGCGCATTCACCACAACGTTGAGAGCACTTAACGCCTCTGTGACGCGGCTCGTTGCGCCCGCCAAATGCTCTCAACGTTGTGAAAAAGTGGCGGTTAAACCGGTCGAACACTATCTTCCCTCTCCTGATAGGGTGAAAGCCCCGGAGAAACCGCCCAAACACTAAACGTTTAAAACACAGCCTTGTATTCCACATCCACTTCACAGCATTCGAACGTCATGACCCCGGTATCTGCATCACAGATGAGTTCGGCATCAGGGAAGAGGTACAGGAAGGTGATCAAGTCCCGTAAGCTGGTGTCGGCCATTTGCTTGATCATCTTCATGACATGTTCCCCGAATGTTTCTGATGGGTTCATTATGTACCTTGCGGGTACATTGTCAAGCACAAAAAAACCCGCCGAAGCAGGTTTTAGGAATTGGTCTGTATTAGCGGGAAAATCTGCGGGGCTTACCTGAGAAAATAACGGTGCCAATGATGGAACAATTACCGTTAATTTTGACGTAAGGTTCAGGCCAGTTTTTATTCATAGCCTTCAGATATTTTGTACTGCCATCTTCAACAAGCCTTTTGAAGGTCGTCTGACCTGAGTCAATCATAAGGGCAATTACATCATCCCCGTGGATTGGGACCACCTCCGGATCAACAAAAATCATTTCCCCCTGGCGGTATTCGTCAACCATCGACTCACCTACAACGCGAAGTATATAGGTCATAGGCCCGCAAGGTACTGGGCATGGGTAAGATTCTGCCACGCTCATATCAACCTCTGAATAACCGATCTCCGTCCATGCACCTGCTTGAACCCAGGATATTACGGGAACCATTTGATAATTCAGTTCAGTATCGGTTACCTCTTTGGCAGATGCAACCTCGGTTGGCTTATGCTCCTGGTCTAGCCATCCAGCTGGCACATCAAAGCAGCGCTCAATGTGACGCGCCATGTCTTCGCCAATGTTCTTGGTTGCGTTGTCGCCTAAAAAGCGACTGGTTTGAGTCGGCTCGCGCTCAATAAGGTTGGCAAAATAGGTATTCCCACCCACTCCGTCACGCAGCTTACGAGCGTTCTCACGCCTAATTTCGTTGATTGTTTTCATAACGCCATTAAAAAGGATGTACCAAACTGGTACAAGTACCTTGTAGGTTCATTTTATATGTGTAGAATGTACTCAGGAGGTACATCATGAAACACTACTGGGACTCACTCTCGCAACAAGAGCGGTCTCAATTAGCCAAGCGAGTTGGTTCAAGCGCCGGTTATTTGAGACTTGTTTTCACTGGTCACAAGAAAGCTGGATTTAACCTGGCACAGAAGCTGGAAGAAGAAACCGCAGGTGCGGTTACACGTTCAGAGCTGAGACCAGATATTTACCCCGGATCAGATTCTATTCGTCCGGCACCTTAAAGAGAACTACAGCAGGGAAAAGGAAATGGTAGACACCATGAATGTGGCCATCAACCAGATGTGTAAGGCATTACCTGGCAATCGCGCCAGCATGGCATCTGCACTGGGGATGACTCTGGATCAGTTCAACAACCGTATGTACCGCAAGTGCAACAGCCATTTTTTCACAATTGATGAGCTCCAAAAGATGGAGGACATCTCAGGAACGGCATTTCTGGCGGAATATTTTGCAAACCGCAAGGGCTTAACGCTGGTGGACATCTCAACCGTTAAGAACGTCGACAAGGTCGATTTGTTTGATATCGAAATGCAAAACAAAGCGACGGCCGGGAAGCTGGCTATCGCAAAGCAGGATGCTGCAGCTGATGGTGTGATTGACCAGAAAGAGCTGAAGAAGCTGTCAGGTTTATTTCATCAAAAGATGCGCGGACAAATTCACGGCTTTCTTGGATTTCTCGCGCTGTATGGCGTAGGCGTCTCAGAACATTCGGTGGACATGTTTATGTCACATCGGAAAGCGGAGGCAGGCATTCAGATTCAGTCACAGGAGTTATGAGGTGGGTAGGGTAGAAAAGTTGAACGCCCCGGTTTGCAGACCGGAGCGCTCGGCATCGTCAAATCAACTTGCGTGGAGAAGTAACGACATGAACAGCTTAATTCAAACAAGGCCGTCAGTGCAATTCCGCTGCCGCGTGGAGGCTGCAGGGTTGCGGTATGAAGAGATATTACGCGTTGCCGGTGAAGCAAACAACTACCAGCCAGCTGCGCCTGTGGTAGTTCAGAACGCCTGGAATGATTTCTACCGCCAACCGGAGGCAGAACAGTGCGAGAACTTAATCGTTGGTTCACAGATCGCCGCGGTATTCCCGTTCGAGTTATCCGATGGGAGCCTGAATCAGGCCGCGTTATCTACCTCCGGAAAAATTACGAACATGGCGAGTGCTTTTGCCCTCTACACCAGTTCCAGCGCGACTTCAGGGAAATAGAGGCTCCAGATGAGTAAAACTTTCGAGGTCGTCCAGGCAATGTCTGGACATAAAAATGTGATCGTCATACCTCGCCCGTATCTCAATTTCTTTCGTGGCGAGCAGCAGGCGCACGCGCTGGCAGCGGTGCTAAATAATCTCGTGTTCTGGTCTGCTTTCGGCAACGAGAAGGGCTGGTTTTATAAAACCTACGAGGAGTTAGGTGAGGACGCTGGTGGGCTAAGCAAAGACCAGACAGAACGTCTGGTTAAGAAGCTCGTAAAGAACCATCTTGCAGCAGCGATCCAGACATCAGTCAGGAAAGTAAATGGTACGCCAACAATGCATTATAAAGTTGATGGTGACACCTTAATTTCCTTAATTTTCAATGAGAATTCAGAAACCGCGAAGTCGCGAAATCAAAACCGCGAAGTCACGATTTCCAAACCGCGAAGCCGCGACATGCAAAGCGCGAAGTCGCAGGATCATGGAAACCGCGAAGTCGCGGAATCTTTTCTCTATACAGACGTTAATACAGACATAGACATACAGACTAATAAACCTCTTAGTCCGGTTTCTTCGAAACCAGACGATTCCAGCGATCTAAATCCTAATGCGGCAGTAAGCAGCCCTTCAAAACGCCAATGGGGCTCTGCTGAAGACCTCCGCTGTGCGAAATGGATTTGGTCACGCATCGTCAGCATGTATGAGAAAGCCGCAGAAGCTGATGGCGAAGTCAGCAAACCTAAAGAGCCGAACTGGGCAGATTGGGCAAACGAAGTGCGCCTTATGTGCAGTCGTGACGGGAGAACACATCGTCAGATTTGCGAACTGTTTGGACGTGTCCAGCGCGATCCGTTCTGGTGTCGCAATGTGCTTAGCCCTTCAAAACTGCGTGAGAAGTGGGATGACCTGTCGATCAAGCTGAGCGCTGCTGGTGGACAACGCAGCATCACTGACATTCCAAGCGCTGATTACGAAATTCCTGACGGCTTCCGGGGGTAACGATGAACACTGAAACGCTGATTCTAACGCACCTGATGGCCTTTCCCGGCCAGACCCCGGCGCAGATCGCCAGAGCAATCGGGCGCACGCGCAGCACCGTAGTTTCCGCTCTGCCGGTGATGACCGCTGTTGGTGATGTCTGGAGCGACGCCGAAGCCCATTACTTCACCGCAGAGCCAGCTGGTGAAGGCGATGAGAAATACATTGCCCTCTGCGACAAGGCCTACAGCCTGCAGGAGCGCAATCTGTGGAACCGCGCGGCAAATGTCTGGCAGCAGGCGCAGCAGTCAACCAGCAAGGCAGGCCTGCGAGAGAAAGCGCGCATCCGTGCAAACATGTGCGTGGCGAAGGCGAAAGAGCGTGACCCTAAGCCACTGCCCGATCCGTTCTGCGTGCGAGGTAAACGCCGATGATGGCAGCCATCAAAGCGCACTACTGGCGCAACGAAGATTACTACCGTGGCATTCGCGCAGCGGTTCTGATGATTACCGGTTTAGTTATTGCCCTGATATGGGAGTTGAAAACAGCATGAGCAATTTGCTTCAGGTTTACAAAAACAAAGACGACAACGAAACCGACATAACGGTACGTAAAACTTACCTGCTGGGTGTTAGTGAGCTGTATATCGAACCTGGTTACAACGTTCGCGATATCGATCAGGCTCACGTCGAAGAATTCCGCGATGCGTACATTGCCGGTGAGAACGTTCCACCTCTGACAGTTCAGGTCACAGAGCAGGGTGTGAAGGTGATCGACGGGCACCACCGTCTGCATGGCGCGAAGCTGGCACAGGAAGCAGGATATGAAATCCGCCTGGAGTGCAAAGACTTCGTAGGCAACGAGGCCGAGCGCATCGCCTTCATGGTGACGAGCAGTCAGGGCCGCCCGCTGGAGCCGCTGGAACGCGCCGCAGCATATCAGCGCCTGAAAAATCAGGGATGGGAACCGGCAGAAATCGCGAAGAAAGTTAAACGCTCTCCGTCAGACATCGATCAGCACCTCGCTTTGCTGACGGCTGGCGATGAGCTGATTGGCATGGTGAAGCGTAACGAAGTCGCCGCAACCACCGCCGTTGCTCTTTCGCGCGAGCATGGTGCCAAAGCAGGGACTATTGCCGCAGAGGGTCTGGCAAAGGCCAAAGCCAACGGCAAGAAGAAACTGACGCGTTCAGCAGCCCTTGCTAACCCGGCTCAGGTACGCGAAGCCATCCGGAAGAAACACGCCACCTGGTCACAGCAAACCTTTGGTGATGTCGGTCCGATTGGCCCACTCAAGCACCTCGCCAAAGAAGCACTTGAAGCCGCTGAAGCAGTGGACGACCGGTCAGAGTGGGCAGACCTGCAGTTCCTTCTGTGGGATGCACTGCGCCGCGCTGGCATCACTGATGACGAGCTAAACACCGCGATGGACATCAAGTTGAGCATCAACATGGCCCGAAAATGGCCCGAGCCGAAAGATGGCGAACCGCGTGAACACATCAAGGAGGATGCGTAATGCCTTACCAGCTCATCTACGCCGATCCACCGTGGCAATACAACAACAGCGCCAGCAATGGCGCTGCAGCTGACCACTACAACACCATGACGATGACTGACCTTAAGCGCCTGCCCGTGTGGGCGCTTGCAGAGGAAAACGCGGTTCTGGCGATGTGGTACACCGGCACCCACAACCAGGAGGCGCGCGAACTGGCCGAGTCGTGGGGATTCCGCGTTCGCACCATGAAGGGCTTTACCTGGGTGAAGCTGAACCAACTGGCAGAGCAGCGCGTGAACCGCGCACTGGAGAACCAGACCATCCACGACTTCACGGACCTGCTGGACATGCTTAACGCAGAAACCCGAATGAACGGCGGCAACCACACCCGAAGCAACACCGAGGATGTGCTGATAGCCACGCGCGGTACCGGACTGGAACGCGCCAGCGCATCGGTAAAGCAGGTTGTGTATTCATGCCTGGGCGAACACAGCGCTAAGCCGTGGGAAGTGAGAAACCGTCTGGAGCAACTTTATGGTGACGTGTCACGCATTGAGCTGTTTGCGCGAACCGCCGCCGATGGCTGGGATTGCTGGGGCAACCAGTGTGACAGCAGCGTGCAACTGATCGCCGGGAGGGTGGCATGAAGCTAACACCAAAGCAGCGATCAGCGCTGCGCATGAAATTTGGAGGTCGGTGCGCTTATTGTGGCTGCGAACTACCAGAGAAGGGCTGGCACGCTGATCACGTTGAACCAGTTTTACGCATCTCCGAAATCGATGAGAAAGCAAGAAGCAAAGGTTTGTGGAAGCTGAGAAACACAGGCGACGTTATTCACTCCGCGAGAGACAGCATCGAAAATCACTTTCCGGCCTGCGCACCTTGCAATCTGTTCAAAGCAACTTACAGCGTGGAGTTATTCAGAGAGCAGATCGCAGAACAGGCGGAACGCGCGAGATTATACAGCGTTAACTTCCGCACCGCTGAGCGCTTCGGTCAGGTTCAGGTAACGTCAACGCCTATAGTGTTCTGGTTTGAGCGATACCAAAAGCAAGAGGGCGCGGCATGAAATTAACTCTTCCATTCCCTCCAACAGTTAACACCTACTGGCGTCACACGCCAAAGGGAGTATTAATTAGCGCCTCCGGGCGCTCTTTCCGTTCAAATGCGATCGCCGCGGTATACATGCAGCTAGGCCGTAAGCCTAAGCCGCTGGATTGTTCCGTAGAAGTCACTGTGATTATTGCACCACCTGATCGCCGATCTCGCGACCTGGATAATTACCTGAAAGCGCTATTCGACAGCCTGACACATGCCGGCATCTGGAAAGACGACAGCCAGATTAAGCGAATGGCGGTTGAGTGGGGACCAGTGACAAAGAGCGGCTACGTTGAGATAACCATTGGTGCTTATAAGGTGGTGGCGGCATGAGGGCGATACTGACACCTGAAATCGCGCATCAAACCGGCATTGTGCTGCTGAAGCCTGGACGCGAGTTGCTACCAATGTTTCGTGGCCGCGTTCTGGTGTGCACCCCATCGGGCGATGTATCGAACCTGCCATCAGGTTTGATCAACGATAGCGCGCAACCCTTACTGGATGAGCCGCTGTTGAAAAGCTTCCTTGCCGATGAACGCGTGATCGATGCTGCTGGTGGATGGGAGGCACACGTCACATGGGTGCAAAAAATTCGCTCCTGTCAGCAACACGAAAAAGATTCTTATCATCACCACGATTACACTACGTTGCGGACCGAACTCGGAGCGGTTTGCCTGTGCTACACCCACGATAATTTTTGTCGCGCCAATGGCGCACCCGCAAAGCTGGAAGAAGTCGCCGCATGTAACCTTTCCCGCTGGATTATCGAATCAGCATGCATCCAGATGGGTTTAGGCGCTGATCACCCGATGACGTTGCCAGAGTTGTGCTGGTGGGCATGCATCAGGGACGTCATCGACCTTATTCCGGAAGCACCGGCCCGGCGTGTTTTGCGTATGCCGGTGGAGAAGCCAGCAACTGGGCCAATGCCGGAGGCAGATATCAACCCGGCACGCGCTGCGCGGGAAGTGATTCAGGAAGCGGTAGAGTCGGTTAAGCAGGTGATGACCATCAAAGCCGACCCGGATTCGCCGCAGTCGTTTATGGCGAGACCAAAACGGCTACGCTGGAGCAGTGATAAATACACGCGTTGGGTCAAGGTGCAGCCATGCGCCTGCTGCAATAAACCAGCAGACGACCCACACCACATAATCGGACACGGGCAGGGAGGAATGGGAACGAAGGCGCATGATTTGTTTGTGATACCGCTTTGCAGGGCGCATCACGATGAACTGCACCGGGACATGAGGGCATTCGAAGAAAAATACGGCAGTCAGTTAGAGCTGCTGTTCAGGTTCCTTGATCACTCGATTGCAGTCGGCGTGATCGGGTAAATTAAAAAGCGTGGAGGAATATGTATGCGTGACATGTCACAGGTATTAGAACGTTGGGCAGGATGGGCGCGCTCTGATCGTAGCGGTGTAGATTACTCACCAATTGCGGCTGGGTTTAAAGGGCTGCTACCACAGGATTCAAAAATGACCCTGTCATGCACTGATGATGATGGTTTGGTCATTGAGTCATGCTTAGCCAAACTTCGCGCCCGCCGTCCTGATGAGCACGAGTTAATTGTGCTGCATTACTTTTACAACATATCTAAACGCAAGCTGGCGCAGCGAGCGAAATGCGACGAGAAGATGATCCGCATACAAGTCCAAATGGCTGAAGGTTTTATTGAAGGTTGTCTGGCATGGCTGGATGTTCGGCTTGAAATGGACCCGGAATTAGAGCCCAGAAAAATTATTCAAAAAACATTAACGCGGTCCGCAAAATCATTGGTAATGTGA